TCCCATTGCTCGAGCTGCTTTCTTTGCTCGTCATAGATTGCCGCGTCGACGAGGAGCGTTGATTGGCCCTCGGACTGGATCAGCTCGCGAATCTGCTCTAGCTTCTGGATCCGGTTGTTGTAGGACGCGATGAGGTCGTACTGCTGGGCTTCCTGCGCGATCGCGCTTCGATGTGCCTCTTCGCTCTCAGTTGCCAGGGCTTCGCCCTCGGCGCGGATCTGATCCGGTGTAGCGCCGGGATGCGCCTGCGTCCAGTGATACAGCTCGAGCGCGACCTGGGCTTTTCTGACGGCCGTCTCATTCTCGAGGTAGGCATGATTCAGCGCATCGAGGAGCGGCGCCGCGCCGCGGAGGTCGGCGCCGAGCTTGGCGATTTCCGTATCGATCTCGATACCGCGAATTTCCGCGGCCTTGGTCTTCAGCTCATCGAGCTTCGCCGCGGCAGCATCGATCGCCGTAGACATTTCGGCGAGCGCCGGCGAAGGCCCTTGTCCTTGCTCAGGAGCCACGACCCCAATCCCGGGGATGCTGGCCAGGCGCGCGTACTCATCGCGCATATCGTCAATTTTTTCTTTTTCGGCTTCGAGTTGCTTGTCGATTTCGGCCGAGGCCACGGCTGCGGGGCCTTTTGCAAAGGAAGCGGAAACTTCCTTCAGGGAAGCAATTTGCCGATCGAAGTCGTCTGATTTCTTCTGAAGCTCTTCGCTTGTCGCCGAGCTCGCCTTCGCAGCGGCAATTTGCGCGTACAGCCTGGTGAACTGCGGAACCGCGGCATCGAGCGCCGCAAGCTCCTTATGCACGCCGGCGATCCTCGCATCGATCTTCGCGGCTTCCTCTCCCCCGGTCGTGGGATTGGCGCGCGCGTTCGCGAGCTGCTCCTGGAGGGATTTCTCCTGCGCTAGAAGCCCCACACGTAGATCGGAAACTTTCTTTTCCGCCTCGGCTGCAGCTTTCTGGAAAAGCATTGCCGCTGTCGTGCGGTCGATCGCGCCGGCGAGCGCAAGCTGCGCCGCGGCTTCGGCCTGCAATTTGCCGATCGCTTCGCCGACGATATCGGTCGTGCTGACTGGCCCGAGCCGCCCGGCAGCCGGCACATTCGCAGTTCCCGTTTTCGGAGGGGGTTCGGGCCCTGCAGGCTTATAAGGCGCCAACATTTTCCCCACGAAATCGTCGTGCTCTTTCAGAACCTTTTTGTAGTAGTCGGAGAAACTTTCCTTCGAGCCCGTGTTGTCGCCCAGGACCTCTGAGCCGACCAAGTTGACCGCGGCATTAATGTCTTTGAACGGCGCCGTCAATTTGCTGCCTGCGGAGGCCTTCTTCAGATCCTCCTTGAATTTTTCCACCGGAGCTGCAAAGCCTCCGCCGATTTCATTGACCGCAGCGTTCACGAGCTTCGCGATGAGGATCATATCAGCGCAGCTCTCGATGAATTCCTTCGCCATATTCACGATCCAGCTCAGGTCGGGACCCTTGCCGAGATCGTCCTCGATGGCCGTGGCTGCCGCTTCGAGTGCAGGCAGAAGCTGCTGTAGTAAGGTGTTGGCGATCCCGGTGAACCGGGCCTCGAGTCTTCCGAGGGTCCTCTCGAATTCTTCCGCGGATCTCGCGGTATCCGTGCTGATGACGAGGCCAAGATCCTTGGCTTGCTTCAGAAGACCCTCGATCCCGGCCCTGCCTTCGTTGAGTGCGGGGATGAGCGCCGCACCGTTGCGCCCGAAAATTGCGATCGCGAGCGCGGTCTTCGTTACGCCATCCGGCATTGTCGCGAATTTTGCCGCGAGATCCGCGAAGATCGATTCCGTGGAACGTATCTGGCCGCCGGCATCGCGCAGCGAGATCCCCAGGCGCGTATACGCGTTTATTGCGCCGGTCGGCGCCGTCGCAGCGGCGAGAGCGGATTTGTCCATGCGTTCCAGGCCGCGGGTCATTTCTTCCGTGCTCACGCCGACTTGCTTTGCGACGAATCCCAATCCCGAGAGAGCCTCTACGCTAACGCCAGTGCTTTGAGACAGCTCGTAAAGTTTCGCGGCGCTCTCCGCAGCATGTTCGGCCACGGCGATTGCACCGATCGCCACGGAGGCGAAGCCCGCGGTAGCTCCCGCACCGATCGACGCGATCGCTCCAAGCGCGTTTTTGGTCGAGCCGAATTCCTTCATGGCATCGGACGCCGCTCTGCCCATGGTGGAAAGAGCAAAGCTGACCTGGCTGATTACGGGATTGAGGGATCCGAACGCGCCGAAGGTTTGCGAGGCGACTCTTTGAAGCGAGGAGAATTCTCGGGAGATGTTTTTCGCGCTTTGCTGGGCGAGCACGGCGGCCTTGCCGAGCTCGCCGACAAATTTCGCGGTGTTCGCGCTGAGCTCGACCTGCAGGCTTCCAAGGATGTTAGCCATTGCGGAGTTTTTTGGCCTCGGCTTCTAGGCGATCTCTTTTGATCGAATCGAAGAATTCCCTGAACTGCTCGAGCTTTTCCTCTTCCGACGGTTCCTTGGGCGCTTTCGGATCCGGAGCGAAATCTTCGGCCGTCAGGATCTCCGAACCTTCCTTGCGGAAAGGATTCGCGTTGCAAATTGTTGCGGCGATCATCCCGGCGCGAAGCGAAGCCCTGCGCTGCTCGAGTTCTCTGCGCTCGAGGAGCGCGTTGATCATCGCCGCGGTGAGTTCGCCGACTTCGCTTTCGGGGATTCCGAAATCGTATCGGGCGGTGGCCCAGAGCTCGAGCCAGCCGAAGCCAAAGGGAGATCACCGCCTTCATCAGGCGCCGGCGCGGCCGGCGTTCCCGCTTCGACATCTTTGCGGGCCTTTTCGAGTTCTTCCGCCTGGTCTTTAGGCAGATAGAGTAGATAGGCCTGCCAAAGTCCCCGCGCGGCCCTTTCCTGATTGTCTCCGTCCAGCCAGGATCCGACGATCTCTAGACCTTCGTCTGTTCGTCCGCCCTTCCGATCGCGAGTATCGAATTCTTCGCCGTGGTTTGGAAGGAGGGCAGCCCAGAACATTGCGCGGAGTACCCTGGCATCGAGCTTCACCCACATGTCGATCGTGAGCGCAGAGATGCCTGTCTTCTCGCTGATTTCGGCGAGGACGTTGAGATTGAAGCAGACGCGGTAAGTCCGCTTGAAATTGCCTTTGTCGTCGCTGAACGAGATCTCCACAGGCACGGTCGGCGCTACGCGCCTGCGCAACGCGGTACTTTTCTCAGGCATCTTTTTTCCTTTCAGAATGGGCGATCGGCCGTCCGAAGGCGGTGACGACGATCGCGGCTGCAGGGAGGGAACCCCGCTATGGCAGCGAGATCTACCAGTTGACGAACATCGGCCCGGTGATCTTCAGCTTGATCGCCCTGGTGCCTTGTTTGTCGATCGGGAAATCGAAGTCTTTCGAGGCCACGTAGGCCTGAAATTGCGCCTGCCCCAGCGAGTTCGGGAGAACGATCATGTACCAGGAGAGCGTCTGATTGTTGAAATCGGTCTCCAGGATCTGCTGCCCGGGGTTCAGAGGGATGAAGTTCAAATCCATTGTGATTTCGCCAGAGTCGACGAGAACCGCCAAATATTCCCGGAAGGCGGATGCGCTGTCAAAATTCGTGACGTCAGCGAGGTCGGCCTTCGATCCGGTGGCCGCGACCTTGTGGCACTCTGCGATCGCGAGCCAGGTGAGGCGGTCCGGGGAATGTTCGACGAGGGTACCGCGTGGTGCGAATGCTTTGCTCATCTGTTTTTTCTCCTGTTTTTAACTTTCCGTGTACCAAAACTCGAAATCGGTCGGACAGTGAAACGAAAAGGTGCCATCGTCGAACGCGTCCGCTTCGCTCGAGAGAATCGTTTGCCCCACTAACGTCCCGTCAGGCAGAGTGCCGGCAAAACCTTCGAGCGTCGCCCTCACCGCGCGCGACAAAGACTTCGCGTCGCCGTAGGTCATGCCGAAGGCGGAGATCTGGATCCTGGCCGTGTGGAGCGGATCCGCGCCATCGAGCGTCGGCGTCCCTCCTCCAGAAATCTGCGAAAGGACGAGGCCCGGGAGGAGGGATCCCTCCGGCATTTGCTGCCAATAGACGCCGCTCCCAGGCGCCGGAGGCCCGGGCTGCTCTGTCGCCCGGGTCGCAGCCGTGCCAATAATGGCTGTGATCGCCGACGTCTGCAGGAGGAGCGCTCTAAGACCGTCAGGTAGCATCAGGAGGCCCTTCTATCGCTTCTTGCGTGCATTCCTGGCACCAGCCAAAGGGAAGCCTCCCAGGGCGTTTCCCGCAGATACAGCACGTCTTTGGTGGGGCGTCCACCGGCGCATGCGCAAATCCGCAACGCTCGCAGAGAGGATAATCGCGGGCCGGATTGATCTTCGGCTGCGTCGCAGGCCGAGCAGCCGGAGGTTCGCGCTTGAACCGGGCCCGGATGCGGTCGAAGCTCATGAAAGCTTCAATCCCGCGCGCGCGAGCGCCGCCTTTGTTTCGATGATGAATTCGTCGAGGACTTCCATTTTTCGCGCTTCGAACGATTCCCGGATAAAAGGCTTTTTCTGCATCTTCCTCGTGCCGAATTCCAGAAAGGAAGCGACGCGCGACGCTGGGATCCGTCCCACGTCTCGAAGGCGCCCCTTGATCTTTTTCTTACGGTAGCCGCCGCCGCGGTCCGGATAATCGATTCGTTCCGGGCCGACCGAAGCGATGCCCATGAGCTCGCTACCGCGGATGATGATTCGAGCGATGATGTGGAAAGAGAGAAAGCCCGTGTGTTTTCTCACGCGCCATTCCATCTCCTGCTGCCAGAGAAAGATGCCGGCGGCGAGCCCCGTGCGCAGTGCGTCCTTCGCCGCTTTAGGAGGCAGGCGCTCGAGCTTCTCCTGGAGCTCCTTGAGCCCGGTGATCTTGAATTCGATTTCGTCCATGTTCAGGGATCGATGATCTCGAGCTCCCAACGCCGAGCGGCGCAGGGCTGCCAGACAATGTTTTTCTGCGCAAAGCGGTCGCGAAGGACGGCCTTTCGGCCGCGGCGATCGAGGACAATTTCCTTCCCGGGTCTCGATCGCTGTGCGATTTCCTCGAGCAGACGGTCGGACCGCTGGTAGCCGCGCTTGCCCGATTCTTTCGCGTGAATATAGAGGCGCACTTTTGTTGCCAAATCCTCGCGCTTGGCCTTCTTCCTCGTTTTGGCAGTCTTTTTCATCAGTTCACCGGCCTGGCCGTCGTCAATCGCGCCTGCATGGAATTTTTGGTTCCGCTTTGCGTCGAGATCTGGCCCATGACGTCCAAAAAGAGCGCCGCCGTCAGATCAATCGTGCTCGATCCGGCATTGTTCAAATCGTTCCACAGAACGCCGCCGGTGCCGACTGTCGTGATGTTCAATACGCCCATGCCGGCGGATTCGACGACACCCGAAGATCCCGTCGTCGTGGTCATCAATTGTGCGTGCATTTCCGCGTGCACGGTGTTGGACGCCGTCATTGCTCCGGTCGCGCCGAAGGTGACAAGCGTCAGCACGGTGCCCGATCCGCACCCCGAGACGGTGCAAAGTTTGAGCTTCAGGGTGTAAGTCGGCGTCTGCGACGTGCCGGTGGCTACGACCACATGGGAGAAGACGTCGAGCGTTTTGGTCGAACTGTTCAAATATCCGGCCGAGAGCGATATCTCCGCGAGCTTTGTGTCCGTGGTCGCCGCGGGATTCAAGAGGCCCGCTCCGGCCGTTGCATAGCCTTTGACCGTGACGTCGACCTTCGATGCGGTGACGGCTGAAGCCGCGATCGTCACGGCGTTCGATCCCGACGTCGTGACGTCTCCCGAAAGTTCGGACGCAGTGTAGGCCGATCCTCCGCGCATAAGCCCCGTCAGCGTGGAGCTCGTGTTCGAGCCGCCGTTGGCGATGGGAAGGACGCCGGTCACTTGCGTGACGAGGTTGATGAGAGTCGTCGCAGCCAGGCACAGAGGGACGATCAGTAAAGTGAGCCATAGGATCGAACGCGCGGGCCGTTTGCGCATGACCTCGGTAAAGTTCTTTTGTTCCATCTCGCATCAGTAGCGGTAATTACAAACCAGAGTCGATCCCGTCACGGGAGCTGTGCCGTAGGTGAGAGTCGCTGTGGCGAGAGTGTAATCCGCCCCGGCGGCGCGCTGCTCGACGCCGTTCAGAAAGCATGTCAGATCGGCCGCCGGGCTCGGGGTATGCGCCAGGGTGAAGGTCGTGTTGCTGCTGTTGATCGACCCGGTGGGAACTTCGG